CACAGATGACCTGCAAATCGCCGGCATCAACTACGAATTTTCAACTGAGGGGGATGCGGATTACATCCGTGCCTCTCTTCAACTCACAACAAACCACAAAATAACAAAAGGAGACTAGGATGGCTACATTCTCAGGAAATGACGGAGTTGTGGAGATCGGTGCGAATAATATGGCCGAGGTCCGCAGTTTCACAGTTAATCAAACCGCTGAAACCATCGACGACACTGCGATGGGGGATGCATGGCGCTCACACCTGACCGGACTCAAGACATGGGACGGAACGGTAGAGTGCATGTGGGACGACACTGATGCGACCGGACAGGAAGCCCTGACCATCGGCACCAGCGTCAGCCTCACACTCTGCCCGGAAGGTGACACCACTGGCGACTATACCTTGTCCGGTACAGCAACCGTCACTGGAGTCACCCAGACCCAGAGCTACGACAACACGGTAGTCACGCGCAGCTTCACGTTCCAAGGCAGTGGTGCGCTGACAATCGGCACCCATTCTTGATGGGCATGATTAGGGTCACAAAGCCAATTTGGATTAACGGTCAGCCCCTGGACGTGGGGGCGACCGTCAATCTGAAACCACGGCTGATGACAGACTTGATTCAAACCGGGGCTGCTGTGGAAATCGACTGTGCCGAAATGGTTCAGGACATCGGTTCGACTCCGATCAGCTCCACCAAGAAAACCAAAAAGAAAACAACCAAAAAGGGAGAGAAAGATGGGAGCATTACTAGGGAAGATAAAGGAACGCAGTAGGGGAGTCACACCAAAGCAAATCGAGGTGCCGGAACTTGGCGACGAGTCCGGGCCGCTTGTGGTGTATATGCACCCTCTGACATTGGCGCAACGGTCAAAACTGATGCCGCTGATTTCTAAGAACGACATGACGGCCATTGCAAAGATGGTGGTGATGTCGGCAAGGGATGAGGATGGCAGCCCTATTTTCGACATGGTTGACGAAAAGGAAATGGCACGGAGCAAGGACACCGGCTGGATTATTCGGCTTTCACAGGCCGTTGCCGATGACCTGACGGACGGGGCCGAAGAACTGGGGGAGAACTAGCGGCAGGGGAGGCTAATGACCTTCTGGTCGTAGCGGCATTATGTTTTCACCTACACATGACACCGGAGGAAGTGCGTCAGATACCTGCCGCTGATGCTGACCTCCTGTTTGCATACCTTCACGCAAAGGACATATGGCTACAAAAGAGGCAAAAATCAGAATCGGCGTAGTCGATAAGGCATCGCTTCAGCTAAACAGAATCAAAAAGAGTCTGCTTGGGCTAAAGGCTACTGCCATTGGCGCAGGTTCTGCGCTGACCGGTCTTGGTGGCGTTGCCGGTGTCGCCGGTATGGCAAGCATGGCAAGGACGGCAATCAATCTTGGCTCGTCAATCACTGACATGGCCATTGCCACCCGAACCGGCATTGAGGAAATCCAGGTTCTGAACTACGCTGCACAGGAAGCTGGGGCCAGCCAGGAGCAGATGGCAAACCTGCTGGTGCGGGTGCAGAAGTCTGCATCGGATGCCGCCCGTGGTTTATCTACAGCCAAGGATGCCTTTGCTAAATTGAACATCAACTCTGATGAGTTCCTGAAATTATCCCCTGAACAGATGCTGGAAACGGTCGGCAAGTCATTGGCAAAAGCCGGTGCCGACACTGAGGCATATGGTGCTGCGCTCGACCTGCTTGGAACACGCAACGCACCCAAGCTGATGGAGGTATTGCAGCGCCTTGGAACAGAGGGGTTCGATGAGATAGCCAGAAAAGCAATGGAGTCAGGCCAGATAATGGAGGAGGAGACTGCACGGCGACTGGATAATGCGGCTGATGCAATCGAGAGATTTAAGAAGCGCTCAACGATTCTTTTTGGTGAGGCCATTGCCAACATGATGGATAGTGATGGCCCCGGCAGAAAAATCATCACCATGCAACTGGCTAAAATTGCGGCCCAATTTGGCGGTGGGATAGTTGATGCGGTTGTCGATGCTTTTGTCTTGGCGCAAGCTGCTGGAGAAGCGGCCATGACCCATATTGCACTCAGGTTTGGTGCTGACATAAGTAACGCACTTGCACAAGCGTTTAGGGCCATTCCTGGGGGTGCATTGATGGCTGCAGCACTTGAAGCGGCTAGGGATGCGCTGATGGGCATGGACAGTGAATTCCAGACGGTGGGTGATGCTATCGCCGCGACCATTGCTACTACCGAAAGGGCGACAAACTTTGCCGAGGAATGGGGTCAGCAGTGGCAATACGGAATTGATTTGGCCCGTGACGAACTTGGCAAATGGAAGACTGACCTTGAGAATACAAACGAGGTTGTAGCCGGCTCAACACAGGAGACATCCGAGTGGATAAGTGATGTTGCCAGAGGTGTCACCAGCATGGGCAATGCTCTGGAAAACGGACTCGTCAACGCAGCCAAGAACGGCAAGGCGGCTTTCGGTGACATGGCCCAGTTCATCCTGGCCGAGATACAGCGCATCCTCATCCGCTCACTGGTCCTGCGCCCGTTGTTTGGATTCATCGGCGGCATGATTGGCAACAATCCTGTCGGCAATGCGTTCAGCAACTCATTTGGTGGCGGTAAGGCTGGTGGTGGCATGGTCGGTGCTGGCCGCTCCTACATGGTGGGTGAGCGTGGGCCTGAAATGGTCACGATGGGCAGCAACGGCTACATCACACCCAATGACAAGCTGGGCGGTGGTCCGGTCTTCAATGTCGATATGAGGGGCGCATCAGTTGAGGCAGTCGCACGGCTGGAACAGTTCGTGGGCAAGCTCAACGGCTCCATCGAAAGAAGGGCATTAGCCGCTGTCGGTGATGCCCGGTCGCGTCAACCCGCATTCCTTATGAGGTAAATCAATGGCAACTGTAACCATACCAACCACACCCGGATTCAAGTCCATCCGCGCCCTTTACCGAAACAGCACGGCCATGTCCGTGTCCAAGTACAACTTCACCCAGCAGGTGTATAGTTGGAAGGGCAAGCTAAAGGTGGTCGAGTTCCAACTGCCACCCATGAACCAGACCGATGCCGACAACTGGACGGAGTTTTTTGACGACCTGAACGGCTACGAGAACACCTTTAATGCCGACTTAAGCACCGCATACCCACACGAAACCGGCATCACCTCAGTTGCCATGCGGTTGATGGAGCCGGAGCAGAGCTGGACCATTGACGAGGCCATGCACCACGGGATCTCGTTCATAGCTATGGAGGCATTGTAATGAGCAGGGGTTTGTCGAGCGGATTCAAGACGGAACTGGGGCAGGGGTGCATCTATCCGGCTATGTTTGCTGAGTTTCAATTTGATAACACCACCACCCGGTTCTGGTCTGGCGAGAGCAACATCTCTGCCGACCTTGGGGATGGGTCTGTGTCGTGGATTGGTGGCGGTCTGCTGGGCGGTGTCGAGACAAGCGGTGAATCCGAAGACCTACAATCCCGGCAACTGGTCTTCACCCTCAATGGCGTTGACCAGAGCTACTACTCCACCGCCATCTCAAGTGGCCCGTCAATCGTGGGCCGCCCGGTAAAGCTGTGGTTTGCGCTCATGGATAGCACCGGGGCCACCGTCCAGCATTACGAGCTGCTCGAGGAGGCAAACATGGACCGTATGGTGGTGGATGAGGGTGATGAGGCTATCACGCTCGTCCTGACCTGCGAGTCTGAAATGGTTGATTTCTTCACCCCTGCCCGGTCGTTCCTGAACAATGTGGACCTTCAGAAGGACTACCCGACTGACACTTTCTACAAGGACACACCCGCACTTCCCAGCAGGAAAATGCCCTGGGGTATGGTTTCAAGCTACGGATCAACGAGTGGATCAGTCGGTGGTAGCGTTAGTGGAGGCTACAGAGTACCATGAGGATACCAAACTGGCAACAGGGTTTCAATGCATGGCTGGCCAGCGCCCAGATGCGCCAATTTGAGTGGGGGCAGTTCGACTGTGCGCTGATGGCAGCGGAGTGCATTGAGGTGCTGACCGGCACCCATCCTGAGCCTGACCTGCCGGGGTCGTATCATTCGCCACTGGGGGCGGCCCGTGTCCTGCATGAGCATGACGGGCTGACAGGCATCTGCGACCGGCACCTGAAGCGCATCGAGGTCAAGGACATGGACTGGGGTGACATCGCGCTAGGCCGGTTCGACAACAAGGAGACACTCATGGTCAGCGCAGGTTCAGACTTTTTAGCAATGGGTGAACGAGCAACTTTAATAAACAAGGAGTCGGCACAGGCCGACATAGCATGGAGGGTTGAATAATGCCAATGGTGGTTCCATTTCTGTCTGGCTTTTGGTCTGGTCTGGCTGCGTCATTTGGGTACACAACTGGGGCGGTGGCGGTTGGGGCCGGGGCATCCGCTGCCGGTGCCGCTGCGCTTGGCACAGCCATTGGCGGCGCACTTGGTGGCGCACTGATTGCTGGTGCTGTTACATCTGCCATCAGTGCCGTGGCAATGAAGGCCATGACACCAGAAGGTCAGAGTCTGGGTTCACAGTTAAGCACAGCTATCAACCCGCTTCCTGCGAAGAAGTTTGTCTATGGCCAGACCCGTGTCGGTGGCCAGGTTGCGTTCATGGCCACCAGTGCGCATTACTGGGGAGAATATGGCAGCTACAATTCCGGGCAAAGGAAGCAACAGGAGCTTCACATGGTCATTGAGGTTGCTGGCCACCCGATTGAATCCTATGACGAGATTTGGATCGGTGATGAGCAGCTAAACTACACACCGGTGGACCGATTGAGCGGGTTTGACTTGTGGCCCAACAAGAACAGCACCGACGAAAACGGCGTGACCCGCTACTATGTCACCAATAAGAATTACTACACTGACGGATTGGGTTTCAGCCACATCATGCTCAAGTTCTATGATGGCACACAGACATTGGCCGACCAGGACTTGATTGACGCGATGAACTATTCCGACAGCTCGTGGGACAGTAACTGTATCGGGCATGGGCGGGCCTATGTCTATGTCAGGTGCGAATACCAACCAAAAATCTTCCAAGGTATGCCCCAGTTCACCTTCAAGGTGAAGGGCAAAAGCGACATCCTTGACACCAGAACTAGCACGACTGGCTACACCGTCAACCCTGCGCTGATTCTGGCCGACTACTTGACCACCAGCAAGGAGCGGGGTGGCAGGGGTGTGAGCTGGGACAAGATCAATACAACCAAACTCAATGCGGCAGCGAATAAGTGCGAGGAAACAGTCACGGTGCTGGACGACTCCACAACGCAGGACAGATACTTCCTTGGTGGCGCTTTCTCTTCTGCCGAGGAGCCGGAACGCATCATTTCCGAAATCTGCGCGACGATGGCCGGATGGACTGAGAAGATCAACGGAAAGTGGCACATCAATGCTGGGGCATACACGGCACCAGAGATGACACTGACCGAATCCGAGCACCGAGGCGCACCATCAGTCAACCTGAACCGTGGCTCGAAAGACCTTTACAACGAAGTCAGGCCGGTCATCCGATCAGACGAGAGCGAATGGCAGCCGGGACTGTCTGATCCGGTCCAGGCGCTGACTAAGATTGAACCACTAACGGTGAATTATTCTACCGATGCCAACCAGTTCACAAAGGCAACCCACGGGTTAAGCAATGGCGACCGGGTAAAGATTCGGAGCTGGTCCGGTACAGCATGGGCAGATTCCAACATCCCGGCAGGACTGATCCGCAATAACTGGTACTATGTGGTCAACGCTGCGACCAATACTTTTGAGCTGTCGCTGACAAAGGGCGGCTCGCCTGTGGCCATGACCAGCAATGGCTCCGGCACACTGGTGGCGATTTTAGACAACTACCTGAGCAACGACACCGAGCGCAGGACAGCAGAGGTCACATTCTCGCTAGTCAACGATCAGACACTGGCCCGGAGGTTGGCGCTGATTGACCTGCTCAAGAGCCGGCAGGAGATTACGGCATCACTCCAGCTTAAACCGGGAACAGCATTTGCCTGTCCGATGGACTTGGCAATCGGTGATTCCGTGCGCTGGATTGATAGCCATAAGGGGTTCTGGGAGTATTTGGGTTCAATACAGTTTGCTAACGCTGCCGCCACGGGAGTGATTACTGATTCCGCTCATGGCCTATCGGACGGAACCCCGATTGTGTTCATAGGCGCAGGGACGACCGGACTTGAAACCAGCAGACCTTATTATGTTGTCAGCTCAACCACCGACACCTTCATGGTTGCCCATTATAGGGGTGGCGCTCCAATAGTTTGTGCCGCCAGTTTAGTCTCTTATCGGACAATTCAGGGCAAGCTGTTCCGGGTGGTGGGCAGGAAGTTCGTCCTTGATGGATTGATTATTGGCATCAATGTCGACCTGGTTGAGACCACCAGCGACCTGTTCGACTGGCAAAGCGGATTTGAGCTGGCACCGGAAGCGCAGACCGGCGTGACAATACCCAGCCCGCTGGATGTTGAAACACCGACAGGGTTTGGTGTTACCAGCGGGACTAATGTACTGTACGTCCGGGCCGACGGCACTATCCAAAGCAGAGCAAAACTGGCATGGTCTGGAAACACCGACATTATGGTTGAACAGGGTGGGTACACAGAAATCGAGTATCGCACCAATCCAGATAAAAACTTTACCGCTGACCACACCACTGAGCTGTTCACAGCAACCGCTCATGGCCTGAGCGATGACGACCTGGTGACCGTATCAACAACCGGCACCCTGCCAAATGGCCTGTCTGACACCACCACCTACGTTGTGGACAAGCAGACCGACAACACCTTCAAACTGCTGCCATACAAGGGGGCATCCAGTCCGGTGGCAATCACCGACAACGGGACCGGCACCCATACGGTCACGCCAACGGACTTGAACTGGGTCAAGTGGCCCAGTGTCCCCGGATCGGCCACTGTTGCATATGTCACCGATGTCGAGGAGGGGGTGGACTACGACTTTCGCATACGGTTCCGCAATGCAATCGGCAATGTGGGAGCATGGGCCAAGGTGACCGACCACACGCTTGTCGGGAAAACGGCCGCGCCGGCAGCACCAACGAGCGGGTCTGCCACGACTAATGATGAGGAGGTCGTCACATACTCTTGGACAGACCCTAGCGATTTGGACCTTGCAAGCATTCAGGTCTGGAGGATGTCTAGCCTGGAAACTCAGTACAGTAAAGTTGCGACCATATCCCCCGGTGAGCAGAAATACGTTGACCGCAAGGTCCTTGGATATGGGGCTTTCTCACCAATTTTCGGTCCTGTTTCTCAAACATACTACTACTACAAATCCTACGCTGTTGACACATCAGGGAATGTGAGCGCATCTGGAGCGTCAGCGGGTGGCAATATTTATATCCCGACCGGGCCGACTCTTGGAACTGCCACCGGCGGGACAGGACAGGCGACAGTCAACTGGACTGCCGATGATAGTTGGGGGTTTGTTCAGATCTTCCTCCTGAATTCATCGCCCAGCATTGTGGAGTCAGAAGCAGTTCCGTGCTATCTTGGAACATACACGATTCCGACAACAAGCACTGGTTCTGGCCATTACTTCAGAGTTTACTTTTACAGGCAGAATACAGACAGGTGGGGGAGATATTCGACAGCATCAACATCAAATACATTCACGATTTCATGATGTTCTGGCTTATTTTTATA